GCACACCTTCAAACGGTTTTGCGTAACGTGTTTTCATAACCTTACACGCTGCACGAATACCATTTACTGTGCTGGTTTTGTTACCATCTGCATCTTCTTTAAGTTTTAGTTTTTTCATCGCTACAACCATTGAGCTTGCATAGATAAAACCGCTACCGCCTGAGATCTTATCATCTGGATCAAACATATCTTGACTTGCGTATGTGTGGTTAGTAACAACCATACCTACGTTATATGAACCAAACATATTAACACAGTTAGTAACCAATGCTTTCAGTGCTTTGGCCTTACGACCCATGTCGCCTTTCATATCACCTGCTTCAAACTGATTTACTTCAGTAGGTGACATAAGCATACCTAAACTATCAACTACAAACAACACCTTAGGACGGTCTTCTTCGTTCATTGAACGATAATCATCCATAAATGTCGAGATAGTTTTAGCAACATCGTCGATCATTGCCATATTAAGTTTTAGGATTTTGTCATCTGTTGTTTCTACACCTAAGGCGTGTAGCCACTTTTCATCAAGAGCATTTTCGCTGTCAATTAGTACAACAAAAATACCTTGTTCTTGTGCTGACTTAACAATGTTGCCAGACACAATGTAAGACTTGCCTGCTCCGGATTCGCCTGCAAACACGCTTACTTTACCTAGTGGAATACCTTTACGGAAATCACCACTTAGCAAATAATTAAGTGCAAAGTTACCTGTGCTGATCCAATCTTGTGGATCATTAAAGCCTGCACTCATACCTTTAATAGATTTTGTTAATGAGTTTCGAAACTTTGAAGGATCGAATGCTTTTGTAGCCATACGTATCTCCTATTCTAAAAAGCGTAGGAAAGGGCCGAAGCCCTTTCTATTATTGATTTTGACGTGCGCGGATCATTGCAAGAATGTCTTGTGCGCCACCTGCGTCACCTGCTGGCTCTGCTGTTGGAGCAGGTGCTGGCTCTGGTGTTGCTGCTGGTGCTGGATCTTGCCAACCAGTGTCTTTTACAGTTTCCTGTACTGGTGCTGCTGCTGGTTGTGGAGCAGGTGCTGGCTCTGGTGCACGATTTTGTGGATCACCTGTACGAGCTGCCATACCTGCTGGACGGAAATAATTGCTCCAACGATCTGGATCATATGCATCGCCGTCTACACTTGCTTCAAACATTTCAGTTAGAACTTTAAGTGCAGTTTCGTCTGGCTTTTTAGGAAGGAAATCAGTCAAGTTAAACAATCCGTTTGTGTTGACTGCTGCCATCTCTGCATCACCTAGTGGACGCTCTCTACGTGCCCAGTTACTTGCGCCGTAGTCAGCATAACCACCTTTTGAACCTTTTGCAAGACGGAAGTCTACACCAGCAGTATAATCTGTTGGTAGTTCTTCCATATCTGGGTCCATAAGTGCTGCTTTGATTAGTTGGAAGATTTGTGGACCAATAATGAATCGACGAATTGGATTCTCTGGTGTGTTATCTTCTTTAAGTGGATCATCAACAACAAAGCCTTGGAAAATATATGAACGCTTTTTCCAATACTTACGACCCATGTCTTCTAAACTTGGATCTTTAAACCAGCCACGTACTTCTTGTAGAATTGGGCATGATTCGCCATACATTTCCATACATGGAACTTGTACTTGTACTGGACGTGAATCAGTTTCACCTTTTACACCAGCAAATGGAAGTTTAATAACCAAACGTTCTTTCCAAAAGAAAGTGTTTGAATCATCTCCATCAGGCAAAAAGCGTAGTGTTGCTTGCTCGCCTTCTTTCATATTCCAAAATGGGTAAATGCTGTTATCGCCACCGCCTGTGTTGCCACCGCTTGAACGATTTTCTTGTTCTTTGAGCTTTGCTCGGATTTCTGCTAATGATGCCATAGTTATGCCTCCTTATATGTTGCCTATGTGCTTGTGCCTTATATGTGCAGCACAGTTATAATACTACACAATGTTATTTATCTTGTCAACTATTTTTTGTATTTTTTTCAATATTTTAACTTAAACAAATCTGCTGAATTTTGGTTCATGTCCTTTTAAAAAATAACTGGTAAGCATACTGTACATTACTTTGTGATTTTTATCGCTTAAATGATTTACTGCATATCTATATTTTGGATCTCTGTCAACTTGTATCAAAGGTTCATTCATATAACAAAAATTATCTGTGTTTATAGATTCGGCTATTTCATCTGATATTTTATGGAAACAAGTAAACACCATCATTTTGTTAAAAAATTTGCTGTACATTTTCAAATAAGAAACATATTTTTCTACTTCTTGGATTGGATCTATATCCAAATAATTTACATACTGTTTTACAAATTTATTGTATTTTTTATAATCCCATTGCTTTTCAATATCATTCGCTTGAGATATATTATCGGAAAATTGTGTAATGTAAGTTTGATGGAAAGGTGTTGTATAAAAATTAAAATTAACACGGTAAGGATTGCTAATAAAAAATAACACATTCACATCTTTACAAAATTCTAATTCTCTGTCTTTGGTGTGATTTGTAAAACGATCCAATTGTGTTTGAGGACCACAACCACTTATACCCATGTTTTCAACATCAAAAACTCTACCTATTTCTTCAGGCCAATTCCAAACTCCGTTCCATCTATCGGCCATTCTAATTTTTGCCTGCGTATTGTCTTCGGCATAGCTGTCGCCAAATATCCACAGTTTAGATTTACTCATTGATATTTTTCCTAAATTTACTTGTATCTATATTATTATCTGTTTGCATCCATTTAGTAATTTGGTTTAACATGATTTCGTGATTGATTTTGTGTAAATGATTGTTTTTGTTAACATCGAGATAGTTTTCTTCTTCGCTGATTTCAAATAAAGTTTTTTCAATAGTGTTAAACTTTTGTGTATTTTTTAAAAATTTTTTTGGTATTTTTTGAAATACTGGCCAAAAAATTGTTTTGTTAAAATGCTGGCTACAAATACTAACAAAACCGTATGCATTTAAGATTTTTAAATCCTCATTCACTCCATCATACTTACTATGATTTTTTAGCCATTTTGAATACTTGCTGTATTTTTTAGCATCCTGTTTATCAAATATACCTTCTTTGTCGGGCGACATTATGTAAGGAATATAAAACTGATTAGTAGGTTCTAAAAAACACCAGTTTCTTCTTTGAGTATGAGACATCATGTATAATAGATTACTGTTTTTTAAATTTTTCGAATTTACTAATTTCAAAAGAATATCGTTTTGCCATTCGGGACCAGTTCCTTTTTTTGCAAAATTATAAACTGTAAATTTTTCTTTTAATTCTTCAACCCACAAATAGTTTGGTGCTGCTGCATACGTATGATCAGGATCGGCAAAACTATCGCCAAAAATATATAGTGTGTCCATACGGTATTTAATAAGAAATTTTGTTAGCCGATTATAAACCGGCTAACTTGAGAATATCTGCTGATTCTTTTTTATACTTGTCTTTTATACGGCCTAGTTCTTCTTCACTGGCTCCTTCGCGACCTGCTTGTGCAAGTTTAGCCATGCCTTCTTTGCCATACTTCTTTTTACCTGTATAGTATTGTAAGCCTGATTCTTCTACATCTGTTTCTCTATAACCCATTACTTCTGCTACTTTTGCGTCGATGCGTTCTATGAACTCTTGAGCTGGGCCTACATATTCATCGCCGTAATTTTTTTCTACCATAGTAAGCACGGCTGTTGGGCCTTTTGGAAATTGACCAGTTTCTTTATCAAAGTAACTTAAGATAAATTCACCTAATGGTGTTTTTTGATCTTTTTCTAGTGTAATTTCGTCTCCGTCTGGGCCATCAATTTTATCGCCTTTTTTCTTGCCGTTCATTTTAGCCTGACGTACTGCGTGTGCAAATGCATTGCCTTCGCCTAAACTGTTTACTAAATCCATAGTTTTGTCTAATACAGCAGATGAAGTTTTACTAGAAGTATACCAATCTCTAAAATCATCATCTGTCATTAATAATTTTCTAAGTGCGTTTACAAATGGTTGTGTATTTTCTTTTTTATATAAGTTGTTAATTTGTTGTAATGCTGTTTCGTGTTTTTCGTACCTAGCATTCCAGGCTTTTTGTCCACCTGGAACTGTTTTTTCATTTAGTTTTTCGGCAAACTGTCCCATTAGTGTTTCAACTGCATATTCAATTGCATCTGCTAACCCTTTGTTGCCTGGATAATCTGGTTGATCCATTTGTCCTGCACGGGGATTAAAATAATCATGGTCCGTATCAAACCCGCGAGTGCTACCAGTCATTTGTCCATTAGGAGCACGTTCACGACTTCCAATGTTGCTATCACCACCTATATATGCAGACGGAACTATTACTTCTTTTACACCGATCAGAGATACGTCATCTAACCCGTTTACTTCAATCATATCGTCCATAAATTGCTGCATTTTTTCTGCAGGAACACTAAAACGTTTTGCTAACATTTGCAAATCTTTTTCACCTGGGAGTACTTTTACTCTTTGGTCGTCTTCATTTATAATATCTTCAAATGTTAATTCTTGTGGTTGTGTACTTTCGCCAATTAACTTGTAAATGTAAGGAAATACATCTTTTAATTCTTCATTGAATTGTTTGACTGTTAATTGATCTATCCAATTTGCTGCAACATCTTCTGGTACTTGTACAGACTCTTCTGCTACAAAGTTTTCAAATGTTTCTTTGTAATAGTTTGGTTTTTGCAAATTTTGAATTGTTTTCTTTACATTGGCAATGCGTTCGTTAACCGTACCTAAATGTTCAGCTAAACTTTCAGCCATTACACTACTACGACCCATGTAAGTTTTGAACTTGCGGAGATTTGATAGTTCTTCACTTAAACTTGTAATGTGTTTGCCAAAGTCGTCAA